CCCCCAATATCCATTAAACAATATCCATTGATGCGCGAACGCTTACAGATATTGAACGGGCAATATCTACTTGTGTTCTAATGCGTTGTACATTGGCTCTTGCCGCTTTAACAGTTGCTTCAGCAATTGATAAATTCATATATGCTTCAGAATTTTTTATTAATGCCATATCTTCACGGGTTGCAACATTTATCTTTACACCCATATCTGATACTTCCATACGACCACGCGCCATTGTGATTTCGTAAGATGCTTTAGAAACATGATAGGTCTGTTCTGCCGCCGTAAGTTCTTTGTGCGCTTCATCAATTTCTTTTGATAAATCTAATAGGCGCTTTTCAACCTGCATAGGAGTTAGGCTCATTTAGTTTCCTTAAAATTAAAAAATCTGCTAACAATAGTTTTACCCGATTCAAGACATTCAAATTTAATATGTTCAACTAATTGTTTTTTTCGCCCAAAACCTGCAAGACAAAATTCGCAAATATGACGGCTTTTCCAATCATAATTAATATTTGATTCAATATTTAAACCCAATATATTTGTATCAATTCTCATTTGACCACTTCCAAATTTGCCTTCATGTTCATTAATCCTGGATAAACCTTTGCGGCATCTAAACCTACATCGTTTTCATCGGTTGCAAGACGCATACCTGAATCAGATAATCCATCAAGAACTTTCTGAACTGGTAATTCTAAATTGTCTGCAAGCAATGTTGCAAAGTGAATATGCTGTTGAACAGCAAGTAGTAATCCTTCAGGGCGGTTCATCGGATAAAACCTAGATAGATTCCGCCAAACCAGCAAAGTGCAAAAAACAATATTGCTGGCCAAACACGTTGTTCTTTCATTTTACTTTCCTTCCAGTTCTTTCTTGCGATTTCCAATTGCTGTATTTAGATTTGTGCCATCAAAACCAATGTAAAGCAATCCTGCATCTTGCGCGCCTTTGTAGAAGTTCTTTAGTTCTTCCATATCGGCAATATCGTTTATCTGTTCTAATGCTTCAATTACCATTTGCGTTTGTTCAGGTGTTGCAGGTGTTGATTTGGTGCGTTCAGGATTTGCAACCTTTTCTGATGCGTTACGCTCGTATGATTGTGAATCAGGGTCAGGTTCATCTGTTGGTAATGCAAGTGTTTGCAATAATGCGGTGCGTAGCGCTACCGACATTGCTTTAGCGGTTGCCTTATCGCCATAATCCATTGCTTCAGAAAATACGGTGGCAGAAACAAAATCGCCTTCTTCACCGTAAAACGTGTAAGCAACTTTAAGTTGAACGTGGCTCATTGCTTTACCCTTATTGGATTCAACAAATGTTGATTCGCGTTCAAGTACGGTTGGAATAACCATTACCTTATATTTTTGAAACGCAGGTGATACTGCATTAATCACGGCATCAATTCCGCGAAATGCAAACCCCTGCGATGTGTTGCGGTCATTCTTGCCAACCGCACCCACTTCCTTCATCACTTCAATTAGTGATTCGTGTATTTTCATTACTTGCCTTCCTTTGTGTCTAGTTCAAAATATAAATACCAACCATTTAAATCGCCTTCAAATAACCAAGTTCCATTTTGATATTCAGGTTTTTCGTTTAATTTAATGCAAGCGTTCCATGCGCTTTGATATGAAGCATAATATTTTACTTCACCATTTTTCTTTATATAACGAATTTCCGTTGTGGTCATTATTAACATACCTTAGAACTAATTTTTGCAAGTAACTCTGTTACTGTTTTATTTGTTTCAAGTTTGTTTTGATAAATATAAGTGCTAAGAATTGCGCCCAATAATGCACCTTCATTTGGTGTGATTTTGATAGATACTTCTTCAAGAAGTTCTGCATAAGTTTTTGTAGTCATTTCTTTCCTTTCGTTTGTGGAATCCGTTTAATTCCAACAACTGAATTATTGTCGTTAGCACCGACAAATACAAGAACCCTGCGGTATATGACTGGTCATAAAAAAAGACCCCCTTTTGGGGGTCTAGGGGGTCAATCCAACCATACCTGATAAGCGGCGGTTACACGGCCTTTGAGCGGGTCTATAAAGTGCAATCGCTGGCTAGGTACGCCTGATGCGGCCATTGAATCGCGGGCATAGCGGTTATCGGATTCAGTTGAGCCTGACCAGTAAACCGTTCCCAATCCATCGCTTAAAGGTTCTTGGGCGTGGCGATGGTAATGACCTAAATAAATATCTTGGAAATCCCAATCAAACGCGCCCGCTTTCCAACGGTTACCTGCACCCTGCCATGCGCTAGGTGAAGCAAATCCATTTCGGCCTACTTCGTCCCCATGCATTAACAAAGCGCGATAATTTCCAATCTCAACGCGTTGTATATCTTCAGCACCATCTTCCCAATACAAATGTTTTTCGTCTTTCATAATTGCGCGGGCTAATGCGTAAGTCATTCTATCTACGTTATCTGATTTAGGTACGTTATCGCGTTTAGAACCGATGCGACCATGATTACCCCATTCAGCAACAACGGTTACTTTTTCAAAGTTTGCAAGAAGGTAGCGAACAAAATCAACTTCCAATCTTGCAACAGTTGTGAATTGGTCAAACAAACTTAAATCAATTTCCCACAACTGCGCGGGATAGTTGAAAAGGCCTTCAACCATATCCCCGCCAAACATAACAACACATTCTTTAACTGGGTGATGCGAGCGCTGTATTTCTGTTAAACGAACAATCTTCTTTGCAAAATCCATTACGCGCTTTTCCATAATTTCAGTATTGTAAGATGGCGTAACTTTTGAACCTTGCCAATCGGTTGCGTGAATCAATGCAACTTCTGCTTTTGCTTTTCGTTTATCCGCAACAGGCGGTTCAACTGGTTGAACTTTACCTAACGCTAATGTTGCATCGTATGCGGCTCGTAGTGTTGCATCAACTAATTCACTTGTACGGTCTTTTGCTTTTGCTAATTGCTTTTGTGCCTGAACTAATGCTTTGCGTAAATCCGCAATTTCAGGGTCGGTTTCTTTTTTTAATTGTTCTAAATCATCACTTAGCGCCATTGCAATCCTTACGGTGTCTAGCAATTCCCGAACGACTAATATAAATACCGTTCTTTTTTAATACATCTGATATTGAAGTATGCCCAATCTTCGGGTCATTTAATCTTGCCATTAATGCTTCTTTATCCGCTTTATCTAATTCTTTTAATAGTTCGCAAGTAGAACATTTGCCACCGCGAACTACATCAAAATTTGATGAATCGTTAAGGTCATCTGCCAATCCCATTAAGCCCCCCTAAATGAAAAATAACCCCTACCTGTATATCTTACAATACAAATAGGGGTATTTAGGGTATTTAAGTTACTTTTTAACAGTCATTGTTAATTCGTCTTTAGGGTTAGCCCATTTGACGATTACAGGCAATAAAGCAATCCAAACTGTATGTGCCGCGTGTTTCCAATCTGATGAAGTAAAATCTAATGGCGATTTGCCGATTACCATAATCGCGGTGATGGCATTGCCAACAAACCATTTAGCCCATAAATCTAAAACTTTATTATTGAATTTCATACTTTTCCTAATCTTTGAATTGTGGTCTGCCAAAACCTGCAATAAATACAGGTAGTCCACGCTTATTGTCTTTACGATAAGCGCGAACACGTTTCGCTACACAACCGCCATTGCTTTGCGAACCGCTTTTGCCTTCTAACGATGTATTGCCTTCAATCGTTATTACTGTTCCATCGCCATTGTCTTTAACAACAATGCCTACATGGTCTATTTTTTCTCCATCGGGAAAATCAAAAAATACTATATCGCCGCCAACTGGTTTAGCCGTAGCCGCATTAGACCATAAACCTTTACCTTGAAATCCTGCCGCACCCGCAGGTGTATAAACGCAATTAGGAATCTTTAGCCCAACTTGTTTTGCAACCCACATCACAAAATAACCGCACCAATATTGGCCATTGTTATCGTTGTATTTAACCTTGTTTGAATTAGGCGGTTCTTCCATTGTGCCGACTTCTGCGGCGGCAATCCTTACAAAATCTGCGCGTTGGCTCATTTATGCTTCCAATTTAGTTTTGATTATTGCCTGATTTATTTTCAATTCAATTATATCTGATTCAATACGGTCAATTGCATCTTTCATAGATTCGCCGCCGTTATTGTGAAGTTGATATTCAATCTTATCTAATCGTTTATCAATCTTTCGGAATATGCGTTGAAACGCATAAATGGCAGTTCCAAGTATTACTAGGCTTTCTAGGGTTGCCCATACTGCGGCAGAAGCCAAGTTCCAATTGACCAGCATTTTGCACCTTTCGGTTATGATTCAGTAGTTTGTAATTTTTCAATCATTGCTTGAAGCATAGCAATTTGCCCTGCTTGGTCTGCAATGATTTGTTTAAGATTGGTAATTACTTTATCTGCATCTAGTTCCATTTATTTGCCTTCCAGTATTTTTATTCGTTCATTTTGTTCTTGAATTAAAGCCAATAATGCTGGAACAATCATGCGGTCATTCCATGATTCAACGCTATCAATGTAATCTGCGGCAATAGGATAAATTGCATCTACTTCTTCAGCAATAAAACCAGGTACTAATAAATTTGCTCTATCATCTGTATCTTTTAAATATTCAGGTTTAAATCTAAAAGCGCGTACAGGTAAATTATAAAGTGCTGTTGGGTCTAATTCAGGCACATCTACAAGATTTACAATATCTGTTTTGTAACGTTCACTAGATGCGGTTGAACGTCTTAACTGACCTGTTGATGAAATCCAAACTGTTGCGGCGTTTGTTGTTGTATTGCTATAAGCAAATGGAACGCGCAATTCATAAGAACTTGTAATATTAAAATCGCCATAACCTGTAAATGTTCCATCATAACCATTACCAGTTGAACCTGAATAAATATCAATGGTAGAACTTCCAGCAAGAACGGCAGTTGAAGAACCCACATAGGTAGCAGGATAAGAACCCGAACCATAAGAAATATAAATACCGTTAGAAGTCCACGGAATAATTTTACCTACTGTTGCGCCACCATAAATAAAATCAATTGAGTTAGTAGAACCAACCATTTTAACCGCAGTTGTTCCTGCGCTTGTTTGAATAGTTCCGCCTGTAATAACAGAACCATTAATAGCGCCGCCTGTAATACTTCCCGTTCCAACGCCTGTTATACCTGTTGAACTGATAGACCAACCATTTGATACTGTTCCAAAATAACCTGCGGTTGCATTGATTGTTCCAGTAATTGTTGCGCCAGTTGCAGTTAATAAACCACTTGAATTAATAATTGCATTACCTGCAATATTAAGTGTACCGCCTGTAATTGTTGAACCAGTAACACTACCTGAAAATACTGCCGCGCCAGTTGAAGCACTAATTGAAAATGTAGCGTTATTGCTTGAATCATATCCCGCAAGACCCAACGAATTCATTACAACGCGAGCGCCGCTAGAAGATGAAGAACCTGAATAAACGGTAATACCGTTTGCCGCAATAGCAGTTATTTGATTAGAAGCATTTACAATTGTTGAAGCACTTGGTTGAAGTGATTGGATTGCTTCGTTGTAAGCAATAGTTGCTTGTGCTAATGCTTGTACCGCTTGCGCTTGCGCGTTGCCCGCTTCAATTGAAGCCTGAATAGCATATTGAGTTGCTTGCGTAGATTGCGCTTCAGCATATTCTGCGGTGTACATAGCCTGATTAGGGCCTGTTGTAAGTTTGTTAATTTGGTCTTGCAAGTTGTTAAACATATCTTGCAAGTTAGGTGGGAGATTAACAAATGCCATTTTACAATACCGTTCCCGATGCTAAATCTCTTGTTAAAGTAAGTGTAATGCGGCTAGGGCCATTTTCGCCAGGATTAACTGTAATAGCCATAATTCTAAATGGTTTTAATTGTCCAGTTGTGCCAGTTGTATCAATGCCTGACGGAAAGTAATCATCTTTAATCATCAAACGAACTTGGTCGCCAACACTATATTGTGGGAAATAAGGGTCTACATAAGGTGGCAAAACAACTTCAACAGTTGTTGGCGGATATGAAGTTGCGTTTAATTGACCTAATGTTAAGTCTTTAAGCAATTGAGTATCGCCAACGTCTGTGTAGTTTGCAGTATCTTCTAACAAACCAAAACCATCTGCGTATTTAGCAGAATCAATTGCAATAGCAATTATCTTACTATTGTTTGCACCATAACCTAAACCGTAAAGCCTATTAGCCGCACTTGATGCATCTTCAGGGAATTTGTAACTAACCAAGTTGCCAGGGAATTGAAGTACCGTAGCAAGCGGGTTAGTAGTGCTATATGTAACGCCTAACGTTTGCGCAAGCGAAAATACGTTTACTAAATTGCCGTTTAACAACATAGGCTTAATTCGGAAATCAAAATAGTTTGCAGATAAATCTTTAACTGCTTGCCCAACTGATTTTAATTCGTAACCGTAATAAATCTTTTTAGTTACATAAGCAGTTGAACCTACGCTAAAACTTAAACTTGTATTGCCGTAAGGTAAATCTTCTGCATATTCCATAAGTTGTTGCGCAATATATGCAGGGTCATAATTAGTAGCAGAATAATCTTTTGTTGTACTAATGCGGCGGCGATTGTAAAGCGACATCATTTCCTGCGCGCTAATTGATAGGCTTTGCGATGCAGAATCGTATTCACGCGCCCAAATCACGCCCGACCAAACAGGAACAGTTGTATAGGTTACTGGGTCGGTATAGAGAACCCATAAAATAGTGCGCCCTGGGATTGTGCCTTGATATGCATTTAATTGGTCAGAATTTAAACCCGACAATAAAACGTGGCCTTGAAATGTACCAACTGAATTTAACTGCGATGTAAAATTAACATTTGTAAACGGAAGTTCAGCAAGGATTGGATTGTTACCACTTGCTTGACCGCCTGATACATAACTGCCAGTAACAGGAACATCAATTGCAAACCATGTACTAGAACGTGAAGTAATAGTACCTGTAACGTTAAATGCGCTAGGTGATACGCCTGTAATTGTTACGGTTTGACCCGCAGTAAAAGTATTGTTTGCTGTATAAGTAGTAATAATTCCATTACTAATTGCGCCTGTAACGGTTACAACGGGCGCATAAAGTTGAGTTGTTACATACCGAAATTCTGCGGTAGCCATTAGATATAGGCGCTTCTATACGGAACGGACATAGAACCAACTGTACTTGTAAATGATGTTGTTGCATTAGGATTTAATTGCAACCAACCCGTAGAACCCGCAGTTAAAATATTTCTTGTTGGGGCATTATCATAATAAACAATACGTTGTAATAAATCTATTTTAAGATTATGACCCGCAGACATTCCCGAAAATGCCATTGTGGTTGTGCCGTCTGTAATGCTTCCACTTGTACCTGAAGTAGATGCAACTGTAATTACAGGGCATGAAATAGCCCACCCTGCATTAGTCATAGATACGCTAGTGCCAGTTACGGTAGTAGCAGTATCGGTGTAATAACGTGGGTCAGGGAAAGACATCATAATACGGGTTTGAATATACCCGTAAGTAAAATCAGGGTCAATTGGCGTAAGAATTCCACGTGAACGGCCATACATTTGCATATCACCAGTATTGGCGTTTAATCTAAATTGAAATAATTTTAACTGTTGGCTTGCAGGTGTAAGACCTGTTGGGTCAGGATAATAACCAATTGGTTGCGGTGCAAAGGCATTTTGTAATGTTTTGTAATTTGCTTGCGCAGTAGTTGAGTTATCGCCTAATACAGTTACATCAATATAAACGGTGCGTTCATCATAAAAATCGCGGCCAGTATATGAACCATCTAAATATCCACGGTTATCATCTTGAATACGCAAAGGCGATGTTCCGCCCAAACCTTCAACATTAGTTACTAAATAATTAGTTCCATTACCAATAGTAAGGCTATTAAAAACAAACGTATAATTAGTTAGTGGCATTATTTAGACCCCACAGGTACGCCATTTTTAGCGGCTCTTGATAAGTTCTTATAAATATCATTGGTGTTGGAAGCATACACGGTTACATATTGAACGGTTTGCTTACCGCTACCACTTGCGCCACCTGCGGTATCTTTATTAAGAACATTGCCAACAATTCCTGTTGTTGTTCCTGGTTTTGCGCCGCCTGTAATGCTAGGAATTTTTGGGGTTGTAATTTTTTTGTTTGCTAATTTTTCAATTGATTCGCCAGTTTTACCAACTGCTACTGCGGCTTTATCTGCCGCATCTGCAACGCCTTTAAGAAACCCGCCGCCAGGCAATTTAGATAAAAGACGAATCAATTTTGCAACAGCGCCAATTACTAAACCTACTGATTGTACGGCAACAGATGCCATACCTGCCATTAATTTACGGAATGTTTCACTAGCGTTCCATAACTTAACAAACGCAACAGCCGCTACACCAATTGCAATTGCAAGATATGTAAACGGATTAAGCGCCGCAATAGCCGCTTCTGCCGCCGCTACGCCATACATAGCGGTTGCAATAAATCCTAAGCCAACAGCAAATACTGTAAGAGAAGCAGAATTAGCGCTTATCCAATTAAATACTGCATTAACTTTTTCAAAAAACGCGCTAAGAACAGGCAATATTTTTGTTGCTATAACATCAAATACTTTTTGAAATTTCTGTTTTAAAATTTCAAATTGAACTGCGGCTGTACCTGCGGCGTTTTTTGCTTGTCCACCAATACGCGCATTTAATTCATCAAAGGCTTTAGCAATAGCCTGGTTCTTAGGTAAATGTTCATCTAACGCAATATTAAATTGTTTAAATACCTTCATTGAACCTTGTGTAGACATACCCAACAAACGAGCCGCGCTACCCAATGGAATAGTTTTATAGCGAGCATAATCTGCCGCAAGCGCCATAAGTTTTGTTGATTGTTCAACATCGCCTGTTGCAGTAATGAGCGTACCCATTGCATCGGCGGCTTCAGAACTCTTAAAACCTAATGACGTGTAAGCATCAACGTTTTCTAAAATAGATTTTTGCTGTTGCTTTGATGTAATGCCCATGTTAGCAAAGGCAGTTGTTAAACGTGTTACTGATTGCTGTGTAGTTTGAAATTCATGCGATGCAGATTGAAACATACTTTGCATTGCAACAACGCCCTGGGTAATCAAATTACCACCAAATACACCAAGCATTGTTTGCTTCAGGCCGCCTAAAGTGCCATTAAGTTTTTGTGAACGTGCAGAAATACCATCAATTGCGGCGGTTACTTTACCTACGCTCGCACCAACGCTAGATACGTTAAATACGACATCTACTTGTAGTGGTGGTATTGCATCGGTCATTTCAAAACCCCCTGAAGATTCTTAATTAAAATTCTTTTAATGTAATTACTTTTTTGAAATTGTCGTACTGCGGGTGCTAAATATGGAAACTTTTGACCATCTTCCCAATTAGGATTACCCAATTCAAGTGCGCGAGCATAAGCAGTATCAGCGCCAACTTCAGCAACGTATACACCAAATCCTATGCGCTTGCTAATTCCTTTAATACTACGTTGTAAAGCACCCGTAACTTTCATAGGCGGTTGGCCTGAAACAGCAGGATAAGGATTAGCGGAACGGCGTTTATTAACCAATTCAACTGCTCTTGTTTGAATACGCCCTGCTAATTCTAAACTTGTTGCTTGTACTGCTTCTAATAAACGTATTTCTATTGCTCTAAGTGCGGCAATGACTTCAGGCGCGTTATCGCTCTCGCTCATTTTCCACCTCTAGCATAATATTGTTTATAGATATTAACCATGCAAAAATATGCGCAGGTTGATTATCTGTTTCTTCGGGTGTCCAACCAAATTCTTTAGCACATAAATAATATTCCCAATACTTATCGGGATATTCAAAATCTTCGTGCCGCGAACTTCCTTTAAGTAAATCTTTTAATCGTTGAAGTTGGCGGTATCCGCTTTTGGGTCTTGTTCAGTTTCCTTTGTTGGTTCTAATACAGGAAACAAATAATCTTGCGCTTCTTCAGTCAATGCAAGAAGTGTTGCGTAATCTTTTGGCGATAGTTCACCTAAAGATGCAATACGGATTGATGGCGGAATTAAATCAAATGACCACTCCACAACGGATACGGCAATGATTCCATCTTGAATTGCTACGGCTTGCATTGTTTCATTGTCTGCGTTACCTGCCAATGATAAGACCTTATCGCGGTCTTTCTTTAAAAGCGTTTTTGGGTCGCGTAATTTAACTGTGTTTCCGCTTGGTAATGTAATTTCTTTAGACATGGTTTCCTTCCAACGCCTTCTCTTTTGGGTTGAACAGGGGTGGGGAAGGCGGCCACCCCTGCCAACATTTTACAGGTTACTGATATGTACCTGAAGGTTTTGCGTTCTTTAGTGTCCACTTAATGTTTGAATATCCGCCAGTTGAACCTGCATCGGTTGTATTAGCGATTGCACGAACATCAACATCAACTTCTACATAGTCTTTGCTACGGTCAATTATTGCCGCAGTATAAGCACCCTTTGTAATTGTAAATGAAATTTGTGTTGCTGTTGAGCCTGAACCTTGCGACCAATCAAGTGTAATTGCAGGTTGTGTGTTTGTAAGGAAACGTGTTAATTCTGTATCGTTTTCCATAACAAATTTAAATTTGCCTGTTGTTTCTAGCGCGCCTAAGAAAACCTGGTATGGGTCTTTTGTATTTGCTAAACCAAAAATAGGTGTTACAGGGCGGCTTAAATTGATTTCGCCATCAACAGTATTTGAAACAGTTGAACCAGCAATTGAAACTGTTGCTATCCAAACTGGCGTTGGTAAAACTGTTGAAAATGTAGGCGATGGCGTTGAAGCAGCAGATGATAACCAACCAGTTCCTTTTGCATCATAATCCAACATACCATCTGAAGTAAACTTCATATTGAAATCATGAATTTGAACACCAGGATATGCGCGTACGTTAGCCGCATAAAAATCTGTAAGAGTAAATGCAGTTGGTTGTGCATCTGCGCCTGTTGCCGATGCGTTCTTCAAACTAATAACGTGTGTGTATGGTGCAGATGCGCCTGATGTTGCAACGCTACCCAAGATACCCGCAATAGAATATCCGATTGTGTCGGGATAAACTGGGCCACCAAAATCGTAAGTAGAATTACTACGACCCTGAACGTATGCGTAATCTTTAACAAGCGAACCTTGCGCCATATCTGAAGCGGTAAGTTCTCCAATAATATCCGCAGGTTTCATCTTTGAAGATGCAACAGGAATAAAATCAGTTGGTGCAACAGGTGTGCCTTTTGTTACTTCTTTAGCAATACCGAGGTAACTACGGGCGGTATTTTGTACGGTCATTCTTCTTCACTCTCCTTAGTTACGGCAGGTGTTGCCTTTACGGTTTTTGTTTGTAAGACATCAGGCGCGCTAAAATCGCTTGGTGCTTCAAAGGTTTCATTAGGTTTAACAGTTATACCAAGTGAAGGAAATACGCGTTCATCTTCACCCTTGTAAACGAATGTAGCCATGCTACTCCTATGCTCTAATCATTTGTGTAATAACAAATCGCATTGATGACCATATTTCAGTTGATGTTCCGTTTTGCGATAATGGTTCTCCGTAAGAAACATCAATAACTGGTTCTGCACCTTGCCAAACTAAGATGCCGCTAGGGTCCCCAAAATTATGGTCTGAACGCAAACGCGCTTTTAAATTATCAATTGTGTAATCTAAATCGTCCATTGCTTCTTCCGTAGAACGTGCGGTTGAATGTGTAAACAATTGAATTGCTACGGTGTAATCAATACGCTTCCAACCATCATGCCAGCCACCAACAGCAATACGATTTTCTGTTTCAGATTCAATAAAAATTACTGCGGCTGTGCGTGTTTGTTGGCTAGGTAACGCATTAGTTTGAAAATTAATACGTTTAGGAAGCGACATAAAAACTTGATTGATGCCATCTACTTGCGGCGGCTCTATGAAGTTGAATAATGTTTGGCGTACTTGTGCGCGGCCTACTGTGCCGCTTACATAGGTCATTAGCGAATCCTGCGATAAGTGCTTAACAAGCGAGCGGCAAGCGCTAATTCATCTCCGTATTTTTCTGCGCCTGGGGCTTGAATTGTAGGCAATGTAGTAACCTGCATAGTCATTGATGAATCACCACGAACTTTTAAAAACGCTGTTGTAATTAAAATTACCGCTTCTTTAATTGCAGGTGGTAATGCGCTTACTGATGTATCAACATCATGCGCGTACAACATAGGGCGCGCAAGCGTAACCGTATTATTACCGAAAACATAATCATTTGCAACTGTAATTAATTCTGTGTTTGCGCCATCGTAAACTGTAAGTGTTTGACCTGCAATAATACCAACTGCATCTAATACTGTAAGTTCAGTATCGCCAATTGCAGATGGTTCAGCAACAATTGTATTTGCGTATCCTGCAACGTAAGTGTATTTAACAAAGATTTCGTTTTGGTATCCGCCATTGTATGAGCCAAAAGATAGCGGGCCTTGTGAAGTCCAATTGCCTAATTGTGCATTAGGAATAATGATTTCTTGTGGCTCAATCCATGCAATTGAACAATCGCCTAGCGATGCCATGTTAGTAGGGTATCCGTAGTTAAAATCTGTAAGTGCAACGATTGGGCTAAATTGTGGGTGTAAACGAATAGACCCATCTGAAGGTGTAACGCGTGTACGCTGTTGTTCTGTTTCTAGCGTAGCGCCCAATACTTGATTGCAATATGTATCTGCCCATGAAGAAGCGCGAATAATTACATTTTTTAATTCCGCATCTTGTACGTCAGGGTCTTGTGAATTCCAAACTAAATTATCTAAATCAATTGCGGTTGGTGCGCTTTTATATTCTTCAAGTGTGAGATAAGGAATTGTTGCAGGTTGTGTTGTGTATCCGTAACCATTAGCCATTTATTTCTCCGCACTTTGAGCATTGTTTGAAAAAAGAACCGAAACCACATTTTTTGCAAGTAAATCCTGTAACGTGCGCCATCGCACCGCTTGCACTTGCTTCTCCTAAACCTTCTGCTTTTAATTTCTTTACTAATTTAGGGTCTGAAACATTGAACATTCCATCTTTACCCCTACGCAATACGCGTTCGCCGCGGCTTGTTTGTACGGATAATTGGTTCATACCTTTTGGGCCAATGATTTTAGACATTATTGCTTCCTTACATTTTTAAGGTGTTGTAATACCTTGATAAAGTGAGCCTTTTTACAACTTGCTCAGGTTGTTGCTTAATTACTAAGCAGAAACGATACCTGAAACTACACCGTTCCAAGCAGGTGCGTAGCACATGAAGGTTCCACGGAAGTAGGTTGAGAAGTCGTATGAGAACTGGTTTACAGGCCATTGAATACCCATGTAATCCTGAACCATGATGTTTGCCCAAACATCTGATACCTCTGTATCAGGAATTGGCAATGTGTAAGAAAGAACAGGTGCAACACCCTGTGGTAACCACGGGTGAACAGTTAGATTAACCATCTTGCCTGTAATTTCGTTGTTCAGCGCACCAATAACAGCGCCACCAACATAATCGCCTGTATCGGTCTGTGCCAATGTTAGACGGTAGTTAGCGGTTGAGCCATTCTTGATTGTGTCTGATAACTGCTTACGGTCTGCACCGTTAAGTAGGATTTCATCAGGGTCAGCCTTTACGTTGTTGTAAAGAAGCGCAAACACGTTCTGGAATTCTACACCTGGATTAGATGTTGAGAATGTGCTGTTGATTGTGTTGATTGCACCTGAAATAGATGGGTTAAGAACTGTTGGAAGAATTCCATCATAACCTGTTGCGTATGCAGATGTATCTGAAGCCGCAGTTGAAGCAAGCGCACCTGTTGTTGTGTATGGTGCGGTGTTTCCTGTGATTGTGGTTGAAGCCGCACCTTGAACAACGAATGTTGTTGAAGTTGTACGACCCTGGTAAGTACAGTTTGCTGTACCTGTTGTTGTACCAACATAAACGCGGTATCCAAGTGCGCCTGTAACAGCAGAAACATCAATCTGAAGAACATCGCCAGCAGAAACAGCAGTTGATTGAACTGTTGAAACAACTGATTGACCAAATGCGCCAGCATCAGCAGTTACATAAACATAGTATGTATTAGCCGCAAGTGCAGTTTGACCTGATGCCGCAACTGGAGAAGTTAAAGTTACTGTTGGTGCAGAAAGTGCGCCTGAATAACCTGAAGCAGTACCGCGAGCCATAAGCATCATACGTTCTTCCATAAGCATTGTTGCGTATAGAGTTGAAGTTGATGAAAGTTGGCGTAGGTCTTGGTAACCCAAACCTGAGAAGTTAGCATCAAAAGATACCTGGTCAGATAGTGAGTATGAGTTGTATGGTAGAACTAGGTCATCAGCAGTATAAGAAATCTGTGGGCCACGTTCGTACATAAGTGGTGTAGATGCACCTGGCGCAAAGTCATTCTGTGTTGTCTGTGTGATACCTGGCCAAATGTTTCCTTGTCCACCTGTACCTGTACCTGTGAATCCTGTGATTCGCTTGATACGGTGTGAAGTACCGACACCCTTCTTACGAACAATCTTGTTACGCAATGGTGTTGGGCGTGGTGTAAGCATCTTTGCAGGTGCTTCAAGGTCAAACGCCGCGAATGATGTAGATAGCGGGTTTGTAAGTGTAATTTCCTTAGCAATATCTGCGGAAATTGCACGTTGTGATGCAAGTGCTGTATTTAATGAAGCAACTGCATCAGGTGAAAGCGACTTGTTAGCAACAAGTGCTTCTAATTGTGATACTGGGTCAGCCTGTGGTGCAACACCTGGAGTATGTGAAGGGTTTGCGAAAGACTTATTTAGTTCACCTAAATATGCTTCCTGCATTTTTGCCGCTTCAATTGGTGCAACATCACCGAACAGGTCTGATGCTTTTGGCATCTGTGCCATAAGTAATTTTCCTTTTCGTTAAGTGTGTTATTCGTTTTCGCTTACAGGATTTGCTTTTGCCGCGAATTCATCGTGCAAAGCGCGGTATCCCTTAGCAAGAACTGGGTCGGTTGTCGCTTCGGCCTTTGCCTTATAGGTAAGTGCCTTAACGAGATATTCATTTGTCTTTGCAACAGTTGCGCTAGATGTGCGCTTAGGCCCACCTGCAACTGCTTTTGTTAGTGCCGTTGCTAGTTCGGATTCAAGTTTTATTGATTTCTCTACTGCGGCCTCTTTATCCGCTTGCAAAGTTGCAATCTCTGCTTTTACCGATTCCATAGCACTCTTAACGGCTTTTTCAACAACATCTTCAATAGATGGTGTTTCATCTGCTACTTCTTCAGTAGCAGAAACTTCTTCAGCAACAACTTCGGTTGCTTCAGCAACTTCTTCAATTGCTTCTACTGCATCTGCATCTGCCGACTTTTCAACGTCATCTTCATCTGCATCTGCATCTTTATCTGAACACTTGCAATCAGCCATAGCCTTATTGCACTTGTCGCATTTTTCGCCAACTGCGATTTCGCGCTGTTCGTCATCGTTTGCGGCTTTTTCTTCAACGATTTCTTCAACAACTTCGCCTTCGGCTTCTTCGCCTTCGTACCATGCTTTTAGGTGTCCGATTGCTTCAAGAAGGTGCGAAATTGAAAATGTTTCGTCATGGCCTTCTTTGATTTCGCCCGCTTCAATACTGATTAAATCAGCGAGCGCGGCCATTGCTTCTTCATACTTTGCTTTATCAAACTTTACTGAATCGGCGTTCAAAGATTTCGCCAATTCTGTAATCTGCTTAATTGTTTCCATCTTTGTTCCTTTGTCGGTTGTTAGTGCCTTTTCTGATTTAGGGTCATAACCCCATTCAAGCCATGAATTACCTTCGGTGAAAATATCGCTTGCTTTTACTTCAAGCGACACAATCTTGTAATCACCATTTAATGCGCCTTCACCATGTGCTTCGGCATATTCTTTAAATGGTGTTACCCAATCACCACGATTAATTCCACCCTTAGCATCGCTAGGAATTGCGCGGTAAACTTCAACTTTTGCATTAGGCTTGCCCTGCATTTCACGGATTAATTCATGCGCTTTTGCATCTAATCCGCCGCGATGTCCTGTGCCGTAAATGTGTTCTCCCTTATCAGAATAAACATCATCAGGATAAATTCCATTTGCGGTTAAATCATGTAACGGTGCATCATTTTCGCGTGTAGGTGCATCATGGAAACCTTCGTAATCATTTTTTGTACTTTCGGCATTAGCATTTTGACTATTGCCCCATCGTTCTTGTGCTTCAAGATGTTGTTTTGAACCTTCGCCGTGCATTTCTCTTGCAAACTCTATTCGTTGCGCATTGCTAGGCCCTGTTTTTGGGTCAATAGAATGAAATGAACGTTCGCCACTTCCACTATTTCCCCCGCCGCTACCTTCAGAAAATCGGCCCTGCTCATCGTGGTTTTCGTTGTACTTTTCAATAACTTCTTCAACTTGAACTAAACTTGATTCGCCTTCTACTGCTTTAGCAAGAATCAATTTTGCAGATGGGTTAGCAGGTCTATCTACTAAAGATACTTCAATGATTTGACCGCCGACAATACGACCATTAACTGCCTTTGCATCACGGATAACACGCGGTGCTTTGATGCCTACTGAAAAACCCTGATATACGCCTGTTTCAACTTTTTTAGCGGCTAATGGGTCTACAACATGAACACCGATGTAATGGCCATCTGACTTTGCTTCATATTCTTTAGCAACACCTGCGGCGCTTGGGCCATGCATCTCACGAATGTTTCCACCTGATTTAAACCATTGTGGCATTGCTTCATCAAGCCATTTTGGGTCGCAAATTTGCGAATCTAAATCAAGCGTATCGTCTGTTGCCTTTCCGAATACCATAAGTGTACCGTCATCGTTTTTATCGTATTTAACGATTGCGGCATAACTTGTTGCGTAATCCATCGCCATTTAGTTCTCCTTAACTGCGGATTTTGAATTTTTAATTACTTCTAATTTACCGTTTACTATTTTACCTTTTTCAAGTTTTCCATTTACTAAACGGTAATATTCATATTCCATAGGTTTCATTACTTGCCCCTAATAATTAATGCGGAAGTATTGTAAATAACGTAATCGCCTTTTGCGCTACTTTCTGCGGTGGATTCATAAGCACCAACTCCACTAGCCGCAATACCAACATATTCTGCGCGTTCTTTTCCACTCCATTTTGAAGGCAAAGGATTTTTTGGAACTTGTGTAATGTTTGGCGCTTTATCCATCATTGATTTAGGCGCAAGCATTGTTACAACTTCTTTGCCGCCAGTTTGCATATTAGATAATTCTGCAAAACTTTGAGCGCGTGAAGCATCGGTTGTTACATAAGTACCTGGGCCAGCATTGCCATCGCCAATCCACGGTTTACCCGATGTAAGGCCTTCAGTAAGACCTTCAGGGCCACCACGGAATATTTCTACATAATCACCTGATGCTTTTAACTTATCGTATTCATCAGGGCTAGCAACTAAAGATGGTTTATCCCAACCTTGTTGATGGATAATTTCACCCATTTTATTTCTATCGGCTTCATAACTACGTTCGCCCGAAATAAATTCTTTAACATCAATTTCTTTTCCTGAAGTGGCGCGTTCTTGTGATTCTTGCGCGATATTTGATGAACTAGCACTATCGCTATTGCCGCCCCCGTCCGTCCAACGGCCGTGGTCATCTCTTGGTTGTTCATCGCTGTATTTATTTAAATTAGAATTTATTGATAACTTTAAATATTTTTCTGTTTCTTCTTTAGTAGAAGGAAAGATTAAATCGCTTCCTAAGAAGTACCATTCTGAAATCTTCTTAGTGGCTTTCCATTCTGTACCATTGGGTATTTGCCACATTGATTCTTCGGTTAAAATACCTTTATCAAACGTGGCACGATATACAGCAAATACTTCGTTGTTTAATGTTTTACCAAGAAAATACTTTGTTTCCATATTGCCTTCTTTCTTAGTTACTTAGCCTTCGGCGGTGTTTTTAATGTATCGGAAATTTCCTTCATTTTCTTGTACAGTAATAACGCTTCAGGGCTATTAGCATCTAAAACACGATATTTTTCATACATCTTGTGAATCACGTCTTTAACTTGTAAAGATTCAGGTGTATGGAACTGTAATTCAACCTTTTCACCTGTTGGGCTAGTTAAGGCTACGTTTACACCCTTGTATGAAGAATTCATTTCCCAATAGTTTTTAACTCTTGCCTTGTAGCCAAGTTTTTCCAACATTCCAACTGCTTCATCAACTACCGTCATGTAATTAGCAGGATTTGATAGCATCGTATAGCGCGTTGCATCGCTTACGTTTTGTGTTGCACGAACTAGGTTACCATCAAAACTATTAACTGCATCTAAAAGAATCTTACGCTTTAATGAATCAGCGCCTTTAAGTCTAAACTCTAATCCGCTTAGGTCAGCGCCAACTTTATCGGCTATTACCTTCATTGTACTTGTAATAGCAGGTTCAGCGTTCTTTGCTCGGTTTTGAACTTTGCTTACAAGTTCATCAACGCTATTTGCTTCCATGTAAGATTCAACATCTGCTTCATCAATGTTGTTAGTAACCGATTCCCTAGTAGGTAAATCAGTTTCTTCTAGCGAAACATCTTCAGGTAAATCTTCAGGTATATCTTCTTCAGATATATCTTCTTCAGGCAAATCTTCGTAGTATGGTGTGAGCGTACACATACAATTTGGGTGCGCAGGTGGTTCTGCATCGCCACTTGGAAAAGTATCACCAATGCCGATAGGAGAAGCATCTGCATTTTCTTGGCAAATATCGCAATTGCCTTCTTCGCCAAACACCCATTGAACTTGTTGAATATTATCTTTTTCGTATCTATCGCGGCTTGCAACAGATACAGCACGGGCGGTTTCTGTACGGGCAATAACCATTGCCGCTTCAGGGTCATCAATAACCGTATCAATCATTTGAGCGGTTTCTCTTGCGCCATAACCTTTTTTAAGTGAAGTCGCAAGCGCTGTGCCAATACGATTTAATTTTGTATTAATAACTTCGTCAGCAATGCTAATTCTTCTACTATCTAGCAAAGAACGCAAACTGCCTGGGCGTTCTACTAATGCCGCCGCAGATTCATTACCTGGTTTCCATGTAGACCAATCAACAACGCCTACTGATACAGGTTTTGCATCTTTCTTTAAACCTGCCAGGCGCGCCTTAGCGACACGAACTCCGAACGCATAGCCATCTGCATAAATGCTTGCAAGCGCATTTTGCATTGGTTTCTTGTTTGCTATGACGTGAGTACGCGCCCAATCTCTAGCCATTTGTGGCGAAACTGGGCCACCTGCGGGGTGGGTTTCTGCCCATGATTGAGCGATTGCATCACCATTCATTGAAACATTGAACGCTTTGCGAACCCTGGTTGCATTTTTTGCAATCAGTTTTTCCTGATAGCGCCTTTCAGCCCATCTCATGTTACAGGCCTAGATAATGTTCAGCGTACCAACGTGCGCTATCTATATCTTTTGTTTCAACAAACTTGTTTAAAACTTCAGCATAAGTTTCATCTAATGCTTTAAATTCAAACGGGCGATTGTGTACACCCTTGCGAATCCAGCGAATAAACTTTTTTACTTCTTCTTCTGCCGCATCTTTTGGTTTTTCTTCAACAGGCGTTTCTGTTGTTGATGTATCTTCAGCGCCTAAATCGCCCATCATGCTCATTGGGTCTACCGCAGGTTGCAATCCTTCAGCACCGAAGAAATAAACGCCATTACCTGCAACAATCATTGGCATATCTGCTTCAGGTGTTTCTACCAATGGCAAACCTAATTCAGCGCGGGTTTCGTTAAGTGTGAATGTACCGTTCTTACGGCGAATATCATCACGCGCCGCCGCTTCTTGTGTATTTAGGCGCTCGCTTGGTGCAAGTCTAAATTCAAGTTCGCGTGGCATACCTAACCAACGATAAGACAACGCAGATAGCATTTGTGAAATCCAATTAGCAGTAGGAATGATTCCAATGTTTTCTGCGGTATCTGATTCACCTTGTTGTAATCCTGATGCGCCTAATGAACCTGAACTATTAAATCCAATTTCAGATGGAAGAACGCCAAAATGACCTGTAATTGATGCAATCAAATAGTTATCCATTGCATCGCTAAACTTGTCTGAATATCCTTCTTCAAAGTGTAACTTGCCGCCAGGAACAAGAACGCGCAAGCGATTACGTTGTGCGGTTTGGCCTGATAGGTCATCGTTGTAAATATTTTCGTATGCTCTGATTTGGTCAGGGGTCATCGCTGTTGTTTCAGGCATTTCTAAGTATGACTTAGGCATTGTGCCATCGGTGAATTCTGAACGAATCCATTGTTGGCGGCGCAAATAAATATCCGCTAATGGCAAACAACGCTCGGTTGGCGATAATCCGTAAACAGAATTAGCGCGGCGATTGCGTACAAAATATGCAAGTTCGTCAGATGTAAATTCACCATCTGCCGCTTCGTCATCAATACCTGCATTAAATTCAGAACGTGGGAATCCAAAAAGAATCTGTTGGAAAGCAGGGCCAACGTGCGGTTCAGGGCGCATACCACGGTCATCTAACAACGGCTTAATTGTTGAGCCATCAAGAATTTGAAATCCGCGAATCTCGCCACCAACAGTTGATTGTGGCCATATAGCCCAAGCATCAAGCACGTCAATTTCTTCAAGTGCCATGTTTAGCCAATCAACAAATGCTAAACCGTTTTGTGGGTCGGGTGTATCCCAAAACTTTTTTAAGCGACCAATTTCAGGTGCTAATGTTTCACGCGCTTTTGCAAGTGCTTGTAAATGATTTCCACCTGATTCAGCAATGATGCGTTCTGTTGCCGCTTCGCTAAGAACAATATCCCATTGCAAACCTGTTAGTTTTGCTTTGCGTACTTCAATGCATCGGCGAACAATATCCACCTGGTCTGCAACGCCACGCAAAGTTTTAAATGGAACTAAACGATTATCAGAAACATTGATGTTCTGCGCAACTTGAAATTCATAACGGCGTGGGTCAGGGCGGCCAGTATCTTCACGCAATGGGTTAATTGCGCCAGGATAAATTGGCATACCTGGGGCAAATGGAACGTTTGCCAATGCAGGGCTACGCGGCAATGCGGTACTTACGTTTGCACCATATTGCGTTTGTGCAATACCTGCAACGCTTTGCATCTGTTGCATAGACATTGTGCCAGCACCAGCAGGGAGATTTGGCGCTTTTACAATTTCATCTGCAACGCGCTTTGCGAAACGGTCAAACAAACCCATTGTTATCTCCCTATTGGTATTGTTGTCTTATGAATTTAGTGATGAAGGCTATTAATAGCGGTGGCGTTTTAGCACCGCTTGTAATTCCTGAAGGTTTAACATCGGGAACTGGTTTAATGAATCCATCAATTTTTATTGATGATGATGGCGATATTCTTGTGAATCTTCGTCATGTGAACTATACATTAGTTCATTCTGAAGCGGGTCAAAAATTTCCGTCTAGGTGGGGGCCGCTAACTTATCTTCACCCTGAGAAAGACCAACGATTAGTTACTGAAAACTATCTATGCCGTCTTAATCAAGATTTAGAAATGACCGACTTTGCCCGTGTTGAAATGCTTGATTTGCACAAACCCATTTGGGAATTTCATGGGCTTGAAGATTGCCGATTAGTTCGTTGGGAAGGCGCGCTTTATTTGATTGGCGTTCGCCGCGATACTACTGATAACGGACAAGGCCGCATGGAATATTCCAATGTTGTTTTAGATAAAAACAAATGGACAGTTAAGGAAGTTGGTCGTAAGCGTATTCCTGCACCTGCGCCTGATGATTCATATTGCGAAAAGAATTGGTATCCTGTTTTGGATAAACCATTTACTTTTATCAAATGGTCATGCCCTACTGAAGTTATATTCCATGACCCAAACGAATTAGATAATCCTAATAATGAAACAATCCAACTTGCCTTACGCGCTTGCGAAATGCCACAAAAAGACCAACGCGGTTCATCGCAGTTAATCCGTTGGGGCAATATGTATATTGCTATTACCCATGAAGTTGATTTATTTAAAAACTACTTAGGGCAAAAAGATGCAATTTATCGCCATCGTTTAGTTATTTGGGATACTGAATATAACCTTGCGGGTATGTCTAAGCCGTTCAGTTTTCTTGATGGCAATATTGAATTCTGCGTAGGTGCGGCCAAACAGGGCGATGATTTGCTGTTATCCTTCGGTTTCCAAGATAATGCCGCTTTTGTGCTTCGCGTTCCTAAGCCGATTGTGGAAGAATTAATCTTGGAAGCGTTGGAAGGCTAATATGGATAAATTACCTAATCTAATACATAGATTATCACAAGACCCGTTTAATTACTTACTTAATTTTGATGTGGCGCAAAAATATTTAGAATTAAATCAAACTGCATCTGCCGTATCGTTTTATTTGCGTTGTGCCGAATATGGCGAAAACGTAGTTGGTGCTAAACGATATGTTTATTCATCGCTATTGGCGATTGCTAAATGTTTTGATACTCAAAAGGGTCGTGAATTATCAGTTAGCAATACCTTACTTCAGGCTATTGCCTATGATGATTCTCGCCCTGAAGCCTATTTTATGCTTTCTAACTATTACGAGCGCGCAAGTCAATGGCAAGAATGTTATACGTTTGCTGTATTAGGTTTAGGTTGGTCGTATGAACAAGAAGAACAATTAGTAGATATTGGTTACGATGGCGAATATTGCTTACGCTTTGAAAAGGCTGTATCGGCTTATTGGATAGGCCGTAAAGATGAATCGCTTGAACTATTTAAGCAATTATCTACCGAAAGTATATTGCCGCATTATGCTAATGCTGTTAAATACAATTTGGAGAAATTAAATGCTGGCATTTGATATAGGCGCTAATCGTGGTGATTGGACATACGCGGCGCTTGCTAAAGGCTATGATGTTGTTGCGTTAGAACCTGCATCAATCTTTAAGCAATTAGCCAAAAACTTTATTTACGATAATCGTGTTACGCCGCTTAAATATGCGGTAAGCATGAACGACTATGATGCGGTGGAATTTTATGAAGCAGAAGAAGATGGGCTTTCTACGCTCAATAAAGATTGGCTTACTGATGAAACTATGCCTTATTGCGGCAAGCCGTTCAAACAGGTTCTTGCTACAACTATTACGCTGGACACTTTGGCGTTAAAGTATGGCAAACCTGATTTAGTTAAGATTGACGTGGAAGGGGGCGAATGGCACGTTTTCAAAGGTATGTCTAGTTACATGGGAACAATTGCCTTTGAATGGACAGATGCCACAATAGACCAACACCAACTACAACTTGAATACCTTATGCATGGCAATTACAAATTAGTTGCGCCGCAATTCATAGTTAATCATTGTGAAGAACCTAATGAATGGTTTGATATTCGCACATTTGATTTAGCCCAATGGGTTGCAGATAATTCTGCGGATTGGATTAATGGCGGTTGGAAAGTAGCGGGGCTACGACCTACTGCCGATGTTGGAATGTTATGGGTTCGTTAATCGCTCAATAAATGAATTGAAATCGCCTTGAAATTTTAACGCGCCTACATGATTACAAGTATAAACAGGGTTGATATACACGCCAAATTTTTCTAACTTTTGGCAAAGTAATACATCTTCGCTAATAATGTCGTTGTCTTGTATTTTGACTTCAAACACCCAACGGCGTTCTTGTTCATTATGAATATAAGGTGTTGAAGTTTCCCATAAGTAATCAATGGCTTCTTTGCTCATATACAAAAAACCTGTACCTACTGATTCAACTTTAATCAAACCATCTTCATCTTTGATTAAATCTTCAGGTTTGCATTTAACATTGTATTGTTCGGCGATTGACTTTTTAATACAAGGCAAGCCGATTACATCTTTGCCCGAATTGACTAACTCAATAGCCCAATTAGCCGCCCATTCAATATCACTATCAATCCATAAAATGCCGTCAAATTCATTTTCTTTAGCAATTGCCAATAGGTCATTGCGGCTTCTTTGAATTAACGCATCATAAGACATAAAGATTGGTTTGAAATAAATATCATTATCAAAACCCGCTATTACTGTTTCCAGCAATGCATTTGTGTACCATACATCTAAACGCCCGTCATAAGACGGTGTTGCTATTAAAACGTTTTTCATACTGCCTTCCTATCGTTTTACTTTAGTGAATTAACGTCAAAATCATCAACCTTTGTATCGGTTGATACGGGTGCATTGACTACTGATTCGTATTGTGAATCAAATACAGCGTCTAAATGTGTTTCGTTAATGGCTTCAAACAATTCTGCCTTAGTAAATGCAGATGTTTCTTTTGTGCCATCAAATTCTACATTTTTATTAAATGTTGATTTGTAGTCATTGCGTTCATATTCAACTTCAATATCCCACGCAATTACTTTATTATCGGCATTAACGGTAGGAATTGCCTTTGTTAAGGTCTTAGTTACCATTTAGTTTCCTTTCTAATTCGGCTACTTTATCAGATAGTTCTTGAATTGCTTTAACAAGGATAGGGATTAAGCGCCCCTGCGTTGCTTCAAGTTGTTCAGGATTATCGCGGTAAGTTAATTGTAAATAATCTGCCATCTCAATAGCATCTTCTGCCGCCATTAAATCTTGCGCAATAAAACCAGTATCAGGAATATCTACTTTGCCGCCATTGCGCATATTCCATTTGTAAGTAACAGGTTTTAGTGTTTTAACAAAATCAAGACCTACTGCAAGTGTTTCAATATCTTTCTTATCGCGCTCATCAGAGAGTGCGGTGATAGAAGTTACTTGGCAGCGTAAGGTTGCAATGCTTGAATTACCGAGAGTAATTGTGTTAGATACGGTTGCAGATGATGCTGCAGCCTGATACCCAATAATAGTATTGTTAGTTCCAGTAGTTAGGTTATTAGTTCCAGAAAAACCTGCAGAAGAACCAATAACGGTATTAGTATATCCAGTAGTAATTGCACCACCAGCACTTCTACCAATACAAGTATTATCATAACCAGTAGATATTGATTCTGCTGTATATACACCAACTGCAACGTTTCTTACACCTGTTGAATTTGTAACTAATGCGTTATATCCTACGGCTACGTTCTCGTTACCTGTTGTATTGTTGCCAAGAGAACCCATACCAACACCAGTATTTAACTGACCAATACTATTAGTTGTTAAAGAATTCACACCAATTGCAGTATTGTTTATTCCTGTCGTATTAGAACCAAGCGCATTTTGTCCAATAGCAACATTGTAAGTTCCTATTGTATTAGCATCAAGTGCGTAAGTTCCAACTGCGGTGTTGTATGACCCTGTTGTGTTTGATACTAAAACATTTCTACCAATGGCAACGTTTTCAACGCCAATTGTGTTGTAAACCATTGCACTTGTGCCAATAGCAACGTTATTAACGCCAGTTGTATTTAATTGTAATGCGTAATCACCAACTGCGGTATTGCTTCCGCCAGCCGTATTGGAAGTTAATGCGGAACGACCAATAGCAACGTTATTTGAACCAATGATATTTGTATAAAGCGCCGCATAACCAACTGCGGTGTTGCTTGCACCTGTAGTATTGCCAATTAACGAATAAGCACCAAGTGCGGTATTTTGACCGCCTATTGTATTGGCATACATTGAATACATACCGATAGCAGTATTTTCAATACCTGTTGTATTGCTATTTAATGCAACATATCCAACTGCCGTATTATTAAAACCTGTTGTATTGGAAAGTAATGCTTGGCGACCAACGGCAGTATTTTGATAACCAACTGTGTTGGTATATAAAGCACGACTTCCAATGGCAGTATTGTTTGCGCCTGTTGTATTGCTAAATAAACTATAAGCGCCTACTGAAACGTTATATACGCCAATAGTATTTGTATAAGCGCTAGAACGACCAATTGCAACATTTTCAATAGCCGTAGTTGAACTATACAATGCAGAAGAACCGATTGCGACATTGTCGTAGCCATTAGTATTTGTTTGAAGCGCACCACTGCCAATACCAACACTTTGAATACCTGTTGTATTGCTATAAAGAGCAAGATGTCCAATACCAACGTTACTTGTTCCAATGGTATTGGATTGAAGTGCGCCACTGCCAACACCAACATTTTGAATACCTGTTGTATTTGCAACAAGAGTATTGTAGCCAACGGCAATATTGTAGTTTCCAGTAGTATTGCTTAATAATGCCGATGAACCAACGGCAACGTTGAAATCTGCATTGTTGTAATAAAGTGAATTGCGACCTACGGCAACGTTGTTTGAACCAAGAATGTTGGTAAATAATGATTGAGAACCGATTGCGGTGTTATTAATGCCAGTTGTGGTATTGCGCAAAGCATTATGACCAACACCTGTATTTTCAGTTCCAATTGTGTTTGCGCCTAAAGTTGCTTGACCAATAGCGATGTTGTATTGACCCGTAGTGTTGGCTTGCAACGTAAATGTTCCAACGCCAACATTGTAATTAGCAGTTGTATTAACATAAAGTGAATTGGCACCAATTGCTACATTGTCTAAGCCAATAGTGTTGGCATTTAACGCACCCGCACCAACTGCAATATTTCTAATACCTGTTGTGTTACTAAATAAACTATAACCACCTACAGCGGTATTGTTTGTTCCAGTTGTATTAGTTTTTAATGTCCAACTTCCAATTGCGGTATTACCAGAACCATTTGTGTTTGCGTTTAATGCATAAAAACCAACTGCTACGTTTTCAGAAACAGTTGTGCTTAATTGTAAAGCGTAAGCGCCGATAGCAACATGATTAGCGCCAAGTGAATTAGCCTGAAGCGCACTTCTACCCATCGCAACGTTATTGCCACCTGTTGTTGTTGCATTAGCGGCATAAGCACCAACGGCAGTATTACTTCCTGTGGTATTGGAAAATAATGATGAACTACCAACTGTGGTGTTGTATTGTCCCGAAACCACATTACTTAAAGATTGATTGCCAACTGCGGTGTTATGTTGTCCTGTTGTGTTGGCATCAAGCGATAAATGACCAATTGCAATATTTGCTATACCAATTGTGTTGGCAGTTAAAGCATTGTAGCCAATTGCAATGTTACTTGCGCCAGTTGTATTAGCAACTAAAGCACCATAACCAAGTGCAACAGGTTCGCCCGATACAGACGTTGTTTCGCCATAAACAGTACCAAGTGTTGTAGGTGTTGCTGCAGATGTTCCAATGCCTTGTGCGCCTTCGGTTCCTTGAATACCAAGTATTCCTTGAATGCCTTGAATTCCTTGTGTTCCTTGTAAACCTGTTGCGCCAGTAGAACCTTGAATACCATTTAAGCCTTGTAAACCTTGTGAACCAGTAATGCCTTGCGTTCCCTGTGCGCCATCATTTCCTTGAATACCGATAAGACCCTGCGCGCCAGTTAATCCTTGCGTACCAGTTGCACCTTGAATACCGATAATGCCTTGCGTTCCATCAGTTCCTTGAATACCGATTGCGCCCTGTGTTCCTGTTAAACCTTGTGTTCCAGTAGAACCTTGCGCGCCTTCAGAACCCTGAATACCTTGCAGACCAATAGAACCTTGCGCACCATTAGTTCCAACTGCACCTTGCGAACCTGTGATGCCTTGAATACCTTGAAGTCCAGTAGCGCCCGCAGTTCCTTGTGCGCCTGTTAAACCTTGTGGGCCAGTTGCACCTGTTGCGCCTTGAATTGAATATGCAACTTGTGTAACTGTAACAATGATTGATGGAATAGATGGGCCAGCATCTAAAGGAACAAGACTTGAATTGATTTCTAAATTCAAACCATCAGTTGCGTAAACAATTTCAATGTAATCGTTAGCATTTAAAGTCATTACCCAGTTCCAAGCAGGAACATAAGCAGATGCATTACCAACGATTGTAATGTTGGTATTTGTCCATGCAACATTTGTGCCATTTCGGCGAATCCAAATATCCATGTTTTTAGCAGATGAAGATGTTGATGTAATCTGCATTGAGAATTGAATATTGTAAGTTCCACCGCTTGCAACTTTAATGCGTGATGTAATTGTTGGGTCAATACTTACGCCAAATGATTCTGCGGTTGTGTTGATTGTGATTGGGTATGCAGTATTGATTGCCGCAGGTGATTGATTAGTTGTATCGTAAAAAGAACCATAAAATGCAAGCGAACCACCTGCACCAACAGAACCTTGAACACCTTGTAAACCAATTAAACCTTGTACGCCTTGTGAACCGATTGCACCTTGCGCGCCAATACCAGTAATACCTTGCGTTCCAATTTCACCTTGAACGCCTTGTGTTCCTTGCGTTCCAACTGCGCCTTGCGTTCCAGTTAATCCTTGTGAACCTTCAGTTCCTTGTACGCCTTGCGCACCAATCGCACCTTGTATTCCAACTAAGCCTTGTGTGCCATCTGCGCCTTGAATACCTGCAACACCTTGCGCGCCTGTTGTTCCCTGCGCACCTGTTGTTCCAGTTGTTCCCTGCGTTCCAGTTAAGCCTTGTAATCCTGTTGCACCTTGCGTTCCTGTAATTCCTTGCAAGCCAGTAATGCCTTGCAATCCTTGAACACCTTGCGCACCTGTTGCACCGATAGTTCCTTGCGCGCCAATAGCACCTTGAATTCCTGTTGTTCCTTGTGCGCCCTGAATTCCTTGCGCGCCAACAGTTCCTTGTGTTCCTACTGCGCCTTGTGTGCCAATCGCGCCTTGTGAACCAGTTGTTCCTTGCGAACCTGTTGTTCCTTGAACACCTTGAATACCGCGCAAACCTGCCGCGCTAATAATGATGTCGGGGATTATTGGCGATACAACAATATCTTCAGACATTAACGGCTCACATTCGCTTCAACTATAACGATGCCTTCGCCTAAGTAGATTGAACCATCTTCATTATCCATACGCAAATCCCATTCATACTTGCCAGGGTCGCAATTGATTGGTGCAGATACTTGAACTTGCGGGCAAGTTGTTGGATTAAATGTTAATCCGTTGCTTTCAGTTAATGAAAGAACTGTTGTCTTTGCAAGCGCGCTTGTGCGAAACTGCAAAATAGGTGTAAAGCCTACTAATGAAAT